TATTGGAGGACAGGTCGCAGACATTCTTCATGGTGATTTGGAGTATGAGAATATGTTATGCACTTCTGTTAAAGGCAGAAAAGGTCAGGTATTAGGAGAGGGATTCGGTCAAAACACCGTATTTGGTATACGAACAACTCAACCAGTTAAAAGAATTGGTTGTTCTACAATTAAAAATATCATAGAAAATGACAAACTCATCATAAACGATATAGAAATAATCCAAGAATTAACATCATTTATTGTTAAAAATAATTCATATGAGGCCGATTCTGGATATCATGACGATTTAGTTATGTGTTTGGTTTTATTTGGTTGGATGACAGACCAAAAATATTTTGAAGAATCATTTGATACTGGCGTGAAAAGAAAGCTATATCAAGAACAGATAAATAGATTAGAAGAAGAACTTTTGCCTTTTGGTTTTATTGAAGACGGGACAGAAGAAGAGATTAAAGAAATTGACCGTGACGGCACAATTTGGTTCTAATACTGCGATTTTATAAATATCAGGAATAGAGTTAATACTAAGAAAACGCTCAAAGGAGATAAAGAATGCCATTTCAAGTTAGCCCAGGCGTAAATGTAAGTGAAATTGATCTTACAACCATTATTCCACAAATCGCCACCACATCGGCCGGTTTTGTGGGAGATTTTCAATGGGGCCCATGTAACACAAGAACTCTCATTTCAAATGAGAATAAACTAAGAGAAATCTTCGGAACCCCAGATAACGATCACTATATCGACTGGTTTAGTGCCGCAAACTTCCTACAATATGGAAACAATCTACAGGTTGTTCGTGCCAGAAAGGCAGATGCGAAGAACGCAAACTGTCTATCAGCTGGTGAACCTTCAACTGGTACACTGATTGATTCCAGAGAACACTTTGAAGGTGGTTCTGCTGGAACCGCTCCGGCAGATGCTACCGATCAAGGTTTGTTTGCCGCAAAATACCCAGGCGAACTCGGAAACTCAATTGCACTTTCAATCTTCGACAGTGCAGTTTCAGAAGCTTCCGGTGCTAGTTTCGGTAATTGGGGAAGTATCAATCTTTATAGTGCCGCAGCCGGTGGTAAAACAGGTGACTTCTTTTCATTGTTTGACGAAAGACCAGGCATCTCCGATTTTGGTGGAGTTAAATCTGGTAACACATCTGACCTAAACGATGAAATTCACCTAGTTGTTTACGACAGTCTAGGTAAATGGACTGGTACTAGAAATAAACCACTAGAAGTTTGGCCTAACCTTTCAAAGGCCTCAGATGCCAGACTATCTGATGGTAGGTCAAATTACTACAAAGATGTTCTCAATGACAGATCCAAATATGTTTGGGTTACTGGTGAAACACCATCAGCACTAGGAACAGGTGCTACTAACGGAGTTAACTGGGGTACTGCATACGGAGACTTGGCCGGTGGAACATACGGTTCTGCTGTTGCACATGGAACCTCTGGAGGCGCACAATGGTATGTTCTCGCAGGTGGCCTCGCAGGAGCTCCGGTTGATGGGGATTACATCACAGGATACCGAAAGTTTAAAGACAGTGAATCAGTAGATGTTTCACTCTTAATCGGCGGTGGACGAAGTGCAACCGTAGCAAACGAACTCGTAGATATTGCTGAGTTTAGAAAAGATTGCATTGCATTCATCTCGCCAGAATCAAGTGATGTTGTTGGTCAACCAGGCGCAGAATTAACAAATACTATTGCCTTCCGTGACTCCATCACTACTAAGAGTACATACGCAGTAATGGATTGCGGATGGAAGTACATGTACGATGTTTACAATGATGTATATCGTTATGTTCCACTCAGTCCTGATGTTGCCGGATGTTGTGTAAGAACTGATTCGATTGCAGACCCTTGGTTCTCACCTGCTGGATTTACTAGAGGTAAGATTCGAAACATTATCAAACTCGCATGGAACCCAGATAAATTGGGCAGAGATGAACTATACAAGAAGGGTGTCAACCCAGTATGTTCGTTCGAAGGAGAAGGAATCGTACTCTTCGGTGATAAGACCATGAGTGCAAAACCAAGTGCATTCGATAGAATTAATGTAAGAAGACTCTTCATTGTTCTTGAGAAAGCAATTGCAACCGCTTCGAAATTCTCACTATTCGAATTCAACGATGCATTCACAAGATCTCAATTTAAGAACTTGGTAACACCATTCTTAAGAGATGTTCAATCACGAAGAGGTATCTTCGACTTCAAGGTTGTTTGTGACGACAGTAATAACACTGCTGAAGTCATAGACGGAAATGAGTTTGTCGCAGACATTTATATCAAACCCGCACGGTCTATTAACTTCATTCAATTGAACTTTATCGCTACCAGAACTGGTATAGATTTTGACGAAATTGGCGGATGAGTATAAGAAACTTACCTATATACTACAGACATTTAGGAGATACAAATGGCAGACCTATTCGTAGATAAATTAAAGAATTCCCTTAGACAAGGGATTAGAACAAACCTGTTCCAAGTGATTATAAACAGGCCCTCCGTGGCCCCCGCACTTGTAACAGCAGGAAACGGTTTTGGAACAGACTTTCAAGGAACTAGTGTTCTTTGTAAGGCTGCTCAGATTCCTCAAGGACAGTTGGGAACAATCGAAGTACCATTCCGTGGTGCTAAGTTAAAAATTCCTGGCGATAGAGCCTTTGAACCGTGGACGGTAACAATTCTAAACGATTCAGACATGGCAATTAGGTCATGGTTTGAAACATGGCAAAATGCAATAAGATCAAACGCTAACAACAAATCGTCTGGTTACAGCGACCTTAATGATATAATGGCAACTATGGAAGTATACCAATTAAATGCACAAGGCGAATCAGTAACCACAAACCCTTGGAGTATTGTAGGGGCTTGGCCAAGTGATGTTTCGAGTATTGACCTCTCGTATGATGACGAGAATACTCTATCACAATTCACAGTTACATTCCAGTACCAGTACTGGACACACGAACCGTCAACTGATTCTGTCGCAGGGTCACTTGGTGGTGGAACTGATGTGGGTGGGCCAGGCGACGGCGCAGGCAGTTGATTTTAAATTAATATGGAGAATGTGATATGCCTATTGAATTATTCGGTTTTTCTTTCGGAAGGAAGAAAAACTCACAGTTAAGTTCTACTGATTCTGTTGGGGGAATTGAAAAGAATAATATTTCCTTCGTCCCACCGGACATGGATGACGGCGCCGCTGTAATTAGCGGCGGCGGTCATTTTGGCCAATACTTAGATTTAGACGGAAGTATTAAAAACGAAGCGGATATGATACTCAAGTATCGTTCCATGAGTCTACATCCAGAAATAGAACAATCTGTTGAAGATATTCTAAATGAATCAATAGTGCATGAAAATAGAAAACCAGCAGTCAGTTTGATTCTTGACGAAACAGAATTTTCATCTGCCATTCAAAAGAAAATTGAAGACGAATTTCATAATCTACTTCATCTATTAAACTTTAAAAATAGAGGAACGGAGATATTTCGAAGATGGTATATTGACGGAAGATTATATTTTCATATAATTGTAGAACCGTCTGCTACCAAAAAGGGAATTGTCGAAATTAGACCCGTTGATTCTGTTAAGATGAAGAAGATGAAGGAAGTTGACAAGGCCAAAACAAAGAATGATGTTGAGGTTATTACCAAGGTAAAAGAATATTACATTTACATGGATAATACCTACGCTTCCAAACATACTGGAAGCATGCCTCTAATCACTGGTCAACAAGTCACAGGTGTTAAAATTGCACCTGAAGCAATTTGTCATATCACTTCTGGGTTGTATGATTATGAAAATAAGAGAGTAATTGGTTATCTTCATAAAGCAATTAAACCACTAAATCAATTAAGGATGGTTGAAGATGCGGTTGTAATTTATCGTATCTCCCGTGCCCCCGAAAGAAGAATCTTTTATATTGATGTTGGTTCTCTTCCAAAGACCAAGGCAGAACAATATCTTCGTGATATCATGAACAAGTATAGACAAAAACTAGTTTATGATGTTAACACTGGTGAGATGCGTGATGACAAACGGCACATGTCGATGCTAGAAGACTTCTGGTTACCTCGGCGTGAAGGCGGAAGAGGAACAGAAATTTCAACTCTTGATGGTGGACAAAACCTCGGAGAGATGGATGATGTTGAATACTTTAAGAAGAAACTATTCCGTTCCTTGAATGTACCAATATCAAGAATGGAAAGTGAAACGGGATTCAATCTAGGAAAGTCTACAGAAATTACTAGAGATGAAGTTAAGTTTTCTAAGTTTATTGATAAACTCAGAAGTAAGTTTTCTGAGATGTTTATACAACTTCTAAAAACACAATTGATTCTAAAAGGAATTCTCACAGAAGAAGATTGGTCGAAGAATGTACAATCTATCTACTTCAATTATAATAGAGATTCTTATTTTACAGAATTGAAAAATTCGGAAATACTAAAAGAAAGATTAGACATTCTCAGAGAGATGGACGAATATACCGGAAAGTATTTCTCTAAAGATTATGTAAGAAAAAATGTATTACAACAGTCTGAACTTGAAATAGAAGAGATAAATAAACAGATAGATAAAGAGAAATCAGAAGAACCAAACGAGGAAGACGATTTTTGAAAGAGTTTATAAATATTCTTAAAGAGGGCGTTTCTGTTGTTTATAACGGTGTTGAAATAACAGAAGAAATGTGTGTTAAACTCATGAATACCCACGACTCGTTAAACGAGGAAAACCAAAAGAAATTTTTTGAATTATCAGAAACCAATCTTAAAGACTTAATAAATTTTTGCAATGAGGTAGAATAAATGGCATCAGGAAATTACGATATAATCTGTGAACAAGGA